TTTGGTAGCGAAGAAGAAGAACACAAATATATCGATGCTTTAAAGAAAACAGGATTAACCACAACTGACATCGATCCTGTTGATCCTCGCCAGCCTAAAGGCATGAAGCGTCAGAAAGTCGACCCAACATACAATGTGGGTGAGGACGCAATACAGGATGTCATTTATACCGAACCTAATTTAGAAAACGAATGGGAAGAGGCGGCCCGATATCCGGAATTTGTTAGGATAGGCAAAGAAGCTTGGATCAAACTGGCTAAGGCAGGTAAAGCGGTTACTATAAAAAGTGCCAAAGACATCAATAATACAGATGCCGCTGATCCTGATAGTTTTAAACTTCTTAACAAAGATAAACAAGCACGAGCATTATCACAGATAAAACAAGGCAGTGTCGAAATGCCTATCGTAGCGGTATATCCGGATGGTCGGAAAGAATTGATTGGAGGCAATACAAGACTCACTGCCACTCTAGCCAAGTATGGAAAAAGCACTTTATGGGCATTCAAAGTTCCCGATGAAGTCGCTAGATTAACAGAAAACTTCGCAGATGGTAAAAACCCGCAAGATAAGGGCGATAGTGCAAGACACGGTATACCTAAGAAAGCTAGCATTTCCGCACTAAAAAAGATTCGTAGTAGCAGTACAGCAAGTCCTCGTAAAAAACAATTGGCCCATTGGCAAATAAATATGAAGCAAGGTAAAAAAAGGAGCAAGTAATGAGCAGTTTTGAATTCGATTTCACTTTAAGCAACTTAAAAAAAGTAGTCCACAAAAACAAAGAATTGGACTTATGGTATAATGCATTTAACACATATCTACCAAAATTCTTAATTACGACTCCTGCTAGGGTCGCAGGGTTCATAGCACAATGTCAGCATGAGAGCGCAGATTTTACGGCTCTACAGGAAAACTTAAACTACGGGGCTAAAGGGCTTCGTGGGTTATTTGGAAAATACTTTCCGGACGATGCTACAGCTAAAGCCTACGAACGTAAGCCAGAAAAGATTGCTAACAAAATTTATAGTTCACGTATGGGCAACGGACCTGAAGCCAGTGGAGATGGTTGGAAATTTCGCGGCAGAGGCATACTACAATTAACAGGTCGCGACAACTACACAAAATGTAGTCGTGATTTGTTCGGCGATGACACACTAGCCAACGATCCTGATCTATTACGTACTCCAGAATATGCTACACTAAGTGCCTGCTGGTTCTGGTATAAAAATCAACTGAACGCGATTTGCGATAAGGGTGATATTGTATTACTAAGTAAAAGAATTAATGGCGGCACTATAGGAATGGAAGATCGTATCAAGCATTGGAACGACGCATTAGACGCCTTTGAGGGATAATATGTTATTACGAGAGTTACTAGGTGTTGTCAATGAAAATGCCACCGGCGGAGCCACTTCTGCCGGTAACGTTACTGTCGGACCTGCTTATGCTAACAGTAAAGCAAAAACTTTTAAGAATAAAGACGGAACTACTAAAAATGCTCTCGATGTTAAAGGTGCTAATCTTTTAACAGGAATGAGCTTTAAAAAACGATAAATACCTAGTATTGGAGAAAATAATGCACGACGACATGATGAACAGAAGCCCTGACAAACACGAAGCTGCAATGGCCCGTGCTGACTTATACAAGTTAGCCAACTATAGCATGAAGCTATTTAAAATGATTCACGAAGGCCAAGAGCTAGAAGGTTGGGTACAGGCTAAAATTACCAAAGCTGCTGACTACGTTGCCAGCGTATATCATTTTATGGAATATGAAATGAAGTCTAGCGATTACGGTAGTAAACTAGAAAACAGTGATGTTTATTCAGAGTCAGTGCGTAATGCCTTTGAACAAAAGCTGATGGAAGCTAAAAAACAAGCAGAAAAAATTAAAGCCAAAGCAGAAAAGATGGACGAAGGATGGGACGATATGCTTAAGGCCGTTAAAGATAGATCCGGTCCTCAACCTAGTGGCGGAAGTGGCATAAAGAAAGGTTCACGTTACGGTGGTAGTAAACAGAAAGCAGACGACACTGAAAAGGATGACGAAGATGAAAAGCCGAAGAAGGATAAAAAAGTTAAAGAATCGTCTAAGCCAGATTATCTTGACTTCGACAAGGACGGCAATAAAAAAGAGCCAATGAAAAAGGCTTTAAAAGATAAGAAAGTTAAAGAAGATACTCGTCTTGCAATGCGTCGTGGCCCTGGTGCTGACATGCTCAGATACGAAAAAGACAGTCCTGCTCCTGGCGCAAAAAAGCACAGAGATGATACAGCAAAGGCAGCAAAAGAACTAAGAGCATCTGGTAAAAAGCTAGGAGACCAAGACGATGCCAAAGTCGGCGACAAAACTGTGACTCGTTACAGCCGTGAAAAATCTGTTAAAGAAGTAGCAATGAGTCCGGCTCCTGTTCCTAATAAAACTGGGATACCCAACACGGCAAAAACGACAGTACCAGGAATGAGAGCTACACAACAAGATTTAAAAAAAGCAAATTCTAGTGCTGCTCTTGGTGAAGGAAAATGTAATCAGACTATGGAAGGCAAAAGCTGTCCAGTACACGGCATGAAAGAATGTGGCAGTATGAGCGAAGCTAAAAATTTAAAACAACAAGCAGCCATAGCAATCGCTAAGAAAAAGGCCAAGTAATTATGGACATGAAAAAAATTCTTGCTGCTGTAGATAAAGCAGACAATAAAACTAAAACTTCTTCTGGCGACATGAAGAAGTTTTTATCTATTATCAACGAGTCTGCTACTAATCGTTTAAGTATGGCTGAACAAATGGCTGTACAACAGTATCAGGAACCGCGCAAGAATATTACTAGTCCAGTATTAAACAAAGATAAAGACGCTACTCCAAGCATGATTGGAAAGTATTTTAAAAAAATAGAAGACGAAATAGCAGAATCGGAAGGTCGTTATAAGGATCGTGCTAAACTATTAGCCGAAAGAGTAGCTGCTAAAATGAATGAACGCACTGCCGATGTAGATGATGCTGTTAAAGATTATCTTAACAAGGGTGGAGAAGTTAAAAAAGGTAAGTCGCATAAACCAAGAAAAAGTGAAAAAACTGATTTTGGTAGTAAACATATTGGCGGTAAAGGCGAAGTAGGTCAAGGTAAAGCAACAAAGATTGGAAAATCAGCTAAAACATCGCCTTCAGGTAAACCTGTTGTTACCGCCGAAGATTTGGAACACCTGATTAGAATACGCGATAATCTAAATGAACAAATTGCTCAATTAGAAGAATACTACAGTGCTCCACCAAACGACAGCAGAAGTCCTATATCAGGACCTCATCAGCCAGGATGTAAATGTAAAGAAGTAGAAGAAGGCCTGCGTGATCCTAAAGACAATCCATGTTGGAAGGGTTACAAGCCTGTAGGTACGAAGAAGAAAGGTGGACGTACTGTTCCAAATTGTGTACCAAAAGAATCAGTTCAGAAATCTGGACCAGCAGGACAGTTAAAAGCAAACGGTAAAGTAGATGTAAAAGGCACAGTACTCGGGTCTCCGGAAAAAAGTCAAAAAGGTCTACGTGGTAAATTAGTTGGTGGCGGGACATAAGAACACACCTTAGGACCGGTACTAGTTACCGTACAGTGTGGGGCGGCTGCTGCCCTAGTGAAACGATTCGCTACCGTGTAACTACAAAGTGAGCAGTATTTTAGGAAAGTATTATGGGAAAAGTTTACAGTAAATTAGTTGAAAGTTTTGGTTATATTGCCGAAGCACCTATTAATCAAACAGGATATGATCCTGAAAAGGTTCAATACGCATATCAAGATGGTAAAGCTAATCCTAATTGGCCTGGAAATAAGCCGCCCGCAGGACCGGACACAAGTGATTACCGAGATCCTAGAGGTCTTGATAACGTAACTAACGATCCTGTAAAACCTACACCAAAAAAACCTGGAATGTCTGGAAATGCTGGAACACGAGCATTTCAACACTGGTTAAACTCTAAAGGAATCAAAGTAGCGGTAGATGGCAAATGGGGTCCTGAAACAGCCGGTGGTAACCAAAAATATTTTGACACTTATGTAGTTGGAAAGAAAATTTCAAAAGAACAGCAAGATGAATACGAAGCTATGCGAGGTGTAGGCACTGCTCATAACGTCAGAGTATCGCCAGGAAGTGGCAATGTGTACATTGGTAGTCCAGAATATATTGCTACTATGAAGAAGTATGGATACGATGTTAAAACTGGTAATCCAGTCGGCGGAGCACAGTCAGCAACCCCTGGACAGTCAGGTCAAAGAAAAACGGGCGCACTTCCTTCCAAGCAAGAAGATATAATACTAAACAGTGTTGAAAAATTAGAAGCCATTTTTAAGAAGTACGGGATACAAGCTGAATGTGCTTATAAAGATGACGGATCGCTATTAACCGAAGACGATTGGGTATTAAAACATATCAACATGTTTTCTCCACAAGAACAAATGGAGATTTGGAAAATTTTAAGTGAAGCAGAACTAACTCCTTTTGGCAGTGTTGGATCTGATATTGCTGCTAGAAGAAAAGAAGCAGAAGCTCAACGTGCTAGAGCAGGAGTATCATCTGCGTATAAAGATAGTTTAGCGGCAGGACAACGATATCAACAGGGAGCTACTGCCGCTGCTCAAAACATGCCTCAGAAGCAAAGTACCTTAAGTAAGTTTGGTAAAAATTTAACAAACAGATTCGGTGCTGGTGGTGGTAAACGTGCTGCTGCCAAGGGTGTTGCTAAACTAGGACTAAGAGCTATTCCTTATATCGGAACAGCCGTGTTACTATGGGATATTGGTAGTGCCTTGTACGACACATTCGCTACTACTGAAATTGCCGATTTAGATCCAGCTGATCAAGAAATTATTGCTCGTGAAATTAAAAATCTTACAGACATGAGCAAATCTGCTGATTATGCTAGTGTTTCAGAAGAAACTAAGAAACGAGTTACTGCGATATTAAACGCTGCTAATAAACTGGCACAACAAGCAGAAGCTTAACAAAAAGCCCCGCAAGGGGCTTTTTTAATGCCATGGACCTTGAAAACAATGTCTTACTTCATGTCCTACGCTGTGCATGGTTGTTTGTTTTCCAGTAATAATAGTACACTGATTACCATCATAGAAACTACAAGCCTGTACTCCATAACCAAATCCTTTAAATCCACGCTTACGTGATTCAGCTTCACAGGCTTTTTGAACATCATCAACTGGGCGCCAAGTTATGGTACTCTGAGTTGTATAATTGTTACTAGTATCAAAAGGTTTGTTTGGATCATCGTTAAATGCCATTGCATTTGTAGCAACAATCATCGAAATAATCAAAGCTGTAGTTTTCATATCTATTCAGAGTTAGTTAGTAGTGTTAGTATAATACACTCAAATGACATAAAAATCAAGTTGTTTTGGCAAACTTTCATTTGACATTATCTATTAATAATCTTATAATGATGCTTTCAAGGAGACTCTAATGAGTAGAATGTACGGACCCGAAGAAAAGACTAAACTAGAACGATTGATTAATGAAGGATCAACTGTACTAAGAGAAATCGAAGATTTACAAGAAGGGTTGAAAGAAACTGTGAAAGCAGTAGCAGAAGAACTAAACATTAAACCAAGCATTATTAACAAAGCAATTAAGATCGCTCACAAAGATAATTGGCGAGTACACGAAGAAGAATGGGATGAAATCGAAACTATTCTTGGTGTTACCAAAAATCTACCACAAGACTAATGATAGATTTACTAAGGCCTACCTTCGAATGGATTAAACAAGATTTTCAAAGTAATCCTTTTAGATTTGCGTGTGAAATATTAGCTTGGGCACTTTCCATTGCCTGTAGTATTATAATGGCTGTAACTGTGCCTGATCCACCATTGTTTACTTTGTATCCAATGTGGATTTTAGCCTGTGCCATTTATTCCTGGGCTGCTTGGACTAGAAAAAGTTTCGGTATGTTAGCTAACTATATTCTGTTAACTACTATCGATACAGTAGGGTTGATCAGATTGATATGAAAGAATTATATAAAATTATACACATACCAAATTTAAAAGAACTTTCGGAAGAATGTTACAAAATCATTTATGAAGCTGGTATACCTATACACAATGATCTGTATAATTTAGATATACATCAAGAAGACAGATTTAAATCCCTGCCAATTTTAAAAAAGTTAATGGTTGATCTTGGATTTTATAATTATTGGATTCGAAGTGCTATTGTAGTAACTTATGATGATTTGCCAATACATAATGATGACACCGATGAGTTTTATTGTAGTTTTAATATACCAATAAAAAATACAAAGAACACTTATACAGTATTTTATGAAGCACTAGAAGAACCAAAAATCATGCATACGTTAGACGGGTATTCATATGCTGCTATCGATCCTCATGCTGCTAGAGAGATAGGAAGGTTAGAAATGATTAATGCTGCTGTTATAAACACATCGGTAGCTCATAACGTTGTCCATCATTCTAAAGAGTTACCGAGAATAAATTTACTATTAAGACTAGCTGGTTCTATTAAAATAGATGATTACAGTTTTAATTAACATTGTATGTAATTGGATACTAATGGGCGTAGCAGTAGGCTTATTATTTGTTCTTTGTTATTACTTTGCTGTTACTTGTGAAAAAATTTCTGATAAGATTGCAAGCACAGCTAAATATTTCAGAGAAAGGTTTAATCAGCCATAAATGATTACCCTGGTAATTGCGAGCCTGAAATCGCATATATGGAGAATAGATGTACGTAGACGCATACTTTAATCGCGACTCTGATGTCATACATGTTGTTGAACGAAACAACGAAGGCAAAAGAGTTTTCAAAGAACACCCAGTCAAATATACCTTTTACTATCCAGATGCTCGAGGTAAATTTACCAGCATCTATGGCGAACCTCTTACTAGAATTGTTTGTAAAACTAGTAAAGACTTTCATAGAGAATTAAAGATACACAACAATCAAAAACTTTATGAAGCAGATATTAATCCCATCTTTGTTTCACTAAGCGAACACTATCTAGGACAAGACGCTCCTAAATTAAATGCAGCATTTTTTGATATTGAAGTAGACTTCGATCCAGAGCGTGGCTATGCTAGTCCTGACGATGCTTTCATGCCAATTACTGCTATTGCTGTTCATCTTCAATGGTTAGATACACTAGTATGTTTAGCAATGCCTCCTAAAGGGCTAAGTATGGCAGAAGCTAAAGAACAAGTTAAAGAATTTCCTAACACACATTTATTCGATAACGAAGCTGATTTATTAGACACATTTCTTAATCTTATACAAGATGCTGATATATTAAGCGGTTGGAACAGTGAGGGCTTTGATATTCCTTATACTGTAAATCGTGTAACCAAAGTTCTAAGCAAAGACGATACAAGGCGCTTTTGTTTATGGAATCTACACCCTAGACGGAGAGAATATGAAAAATACGGAAAAACAGCACAAACCTATGACTTGGTTGGACGGGTACATCTCGATTACCTCGAACTATACCGTAAGTACACATACGAAGAAAGACACTCCTATCGATTGGATGCCATCGCGGAATACGAACTTGGAGAAAAGAAAACACCATACGAAGGCACGTTAGATCAATTATACAACAATGACTTCAAGACGTTTGTTGAATACAACAGACAAGACTGTGCGCTGCTAGACAAATTAGATAAGAAACTAAAATTCTTAGACCTAAGTAATAAACTGGCACACGAAAATACAGTACTGCTACAGACCACAATGGGTGCCGTGGCTGTTACTGAACAGGCTATTATTAACGAAGCTCATCGTAGAGGATTCCAAGTTCCTAATCGTACAAAGATGAGCGAACGAGAAGACACAGCCGCTGCTGGTGCTTATGTGGCATATCCTAAAGAAGGTATTCAAGACTGGGTAGGATCATTAGATATTAACAGTCTGTATCCTAGTGCTATTAGAGCATTAAACATGGGACCAGAAACTATTGTCGGTCAGCTCAAACAAACAATGACTGACGAGTACATAAGTGGCCAAATGGCCAAAGGTAAATCGTTCGCTGCTAGTTGGGAAGGCAAATTCGGCAGTCTGGAATATGAAGCAGTAATGAATAAAGAAATTGGTACAGATATCACTGTTGATTGGGAACAGGGTTCTAGCGAAATACTCAGCGCAGCACAAGTTCATCAATTAATTTTCGAAAGTAATCAGCCCTATATGTTAAGCAGTAATGGCACTATCTTTACCTACGAAAAGGAAGGAGTTATTCCTGGACTACTTAAACGTTGGTATGCCGAACGTAAAGAAATGCAGGCCAAGTTAAAGGAATGTATAGCTAATGGTAATAAAATTGAAGAAGAATATTGGGATAAGCGACAGCTGGTTAAGAAGATTAACCTTAATAGTTTGTATGGTGCTATTCTTAATCCTGGCTGTAGGTTTTTCGATAAAAGAATCGGTCAATCAACGACACTGGTCGGTCGACAAATCGCCAAACACATGGCAGGCAAAGTCAACGAAATAATCACTGGAGAATACAATCATGTTGGAAAAGCTATTATCTACGGCGATACTGATAGTTGTTATTTTTCTGCTTATACGACGCTTAAAAAAGACATCCAAGCAGGAAGTATTCCGTGGACAAAAGAAACGGTGATAAGTCTTTATGATCAAATCGGTGACGAAGTGAACAAGACATTTGCTAAGTTTATGGAAGATGCTTTCCATTGTCCTAGAACTAGGGGCGAAGTTATTAAAGCAGGACGAGAAATCGTAGGTAGTAAAGCATTGTTTATTACTAAAAAACGTTATGCTGTTCTTTACTACGATAAAGAAGGTAAACGAACAGACGTAGACGGCAAGCCTGGAAAGATTAAGGCCATGGGCCTAGATCTAAAGCGTAGTGATACTCCGGAATTTATTCAAGACTTTTTAAGTAATGTATTGGAAATGGTACTTACTGGTGCTACTGAGAACGAAGTATTAGATTATATCACTGAATTTAGAATAGCATTTAAGGCAAGACCAGGTTGGGAGAAAGGTAGCCCTAAACGTGCTAACAACATTACAGAATACGAAGCTAAAGAAAAGCGCCAAGGGAAAGCTAACTTACCAGGACATGTCCGTGCTAGTATTAACTGGAATACTTTGAAAAGAATGATGAATGACAAATACAGTGTGAACATTGTAGATGGTATGAAGGTAATTGTTTGTAAACTCAGAGATAATCCACTAGAATACAATAGTGTAGCGTATCCTGTGGACGAATTACGTTTACCACAATGGTTTAAAGATTTGCCGTTTGATCATTCCGAAATGGAAGCAACAATTATCGACAAAAAACTAGAAAATTTAATCGGTGTATTAAATTGGAACATAAGCAGTACAGAAGAAAAAAATACTTTTAACAGTCTTTTTGACTTCTAAACCTAAATAACTTTAAAGGAGAATAAAATGAAAGATATTTTAACTGACATCGTATCGCACACACACAGCTTGGGAATTATTCCTTTGGTAAAGATTACTGGCACAGAAGCAGAAACTATGATCGAATCCATGGCTGTAGATCGTAGCGTGATTATCAATGCTAAAACTAATAGTCCAGTAGCAGAATTTAATGGCACTTTCGGAATGCCTAATCTTGATAAGCTAAATTTACATTTACGCAATCCTGAATATAAAGAAAATGCTAAAATTGAAGTAATTACAGCAGAACGTAATGGAGAAACTATTCCAGTAAATCTTCACTTTGAAAATAGCACAGGAGATTTTGTAAACGATTACAGATTTATGAACCAACAAATCGTAAATGAAAAATTAAAAAGTGTTAAATTTAAAGGTGCTAGTTGGGATATAGAATTCGAACCTAGTTTAGCAGCTATCTCTAGACTTAAACTACAAGCACAGGCACATAACGAGGAAAGTGTGTTCCAAGTTAAAACTGACAATAGTAATCTAGTGTTTTATTTTGGTGATGCTAATACTCACGCAGGTAGTTTTGTGTTTGAAGCAGACGTTAAAGGAAAACTAAAGCAATTATGGAGTTGGCCTGTAAGTCAAGTAATGAGTATTCTTAACTTAGACGGTGACAAAGTTATGAAAATCAGTGACCAAGGTGCTATGATGATTACTGTAAACAGTGGCTTGGCTAGTTATGACTACATTTTACCAGCACAAACAAAATAAGGAGCAATAACAATGGGAATGCGAGAAAAAGATCAAGCAGATTTTGATTTAGAAACATTTGTAGACTTATTTGATACAGCGATGAGTTCAGATAATCCAGCAGTACAACGAGCACTAAAAAATTTAGTGTTAATTAGTGCTATAGTTAACGCACAACAAAATACAGATTCTATACGCAAAGGCCCTTTACGTAGAGTTATAGATGATATTCAAATTCTAAATAAGAGAATTGGTCAATTAGAAAGTGCCGGTTCTTATAGATCTACGTATGCTCCTAGTACACCTAGTCCTGGGACTGCTATACCTGGAATATATCAGCCGAGTCAAACTCAATGGCCTACTACACTACCTGGAACCATTCCTCCTGGGACTATTATCAGTGGCACTAGCGCCGGTGACAATTTTTCAGCAAGCGCAATGACCCAGATAGATGTTAGAGTAGGATCATTATTAGACAAGTTAGAAGCAAAATGAATAAACCTTTGAACAAAGACCTAACCACGGCACAAAAAGACTATGCTTATTTTTTGCCTGCTACCAGCGGATTCTATGCTACTTTCATAGGAAAACAACGGTATGGAAATTATGTAGATCCTGCTCGTATTCCTGCTGTGTGGAAAAATGGCGTAGAAAGTTTAAATTATCTTGAGCCAGACAAAGGACTATTTTATTACAGTCATTGTCTGTATTCAGCAGGTCATGCTAATCTAGATCTTAAAAAGTCTGACGAAGGCGAAGACATGTTTCGTAATCGTGATCGTAGTACATCATGGGTCTTAGGAGATTCAGGAGGTTTCCAGATTGGTAAAGGTGTTTGGGAAGGTGAGTGGAAAGATCCTAATGGGCCTGAAGTTCAAGCAGCTATGGCTGAGGCTGTAGCAAAAGGTATCGAATTAGTACCACAACTAGATGCGTCAGGAACTCCTAAAGTAGATAAAAAAGGAAATCCTAAATGTACCAAAGTAGATCATGTTAAAGTATATCAAGCAAAACTAGATGCTGCTCAAAAGAAAAGAGAGCAAGTGCTTGCTTGGATGGATGCGTTAATGGATTACGGAATGGTGCTGGATATTCCGGCATGGGTAGGTCGCAGTCCAGTCGGGGCAAAAAATAGTGGCATTTCCACTTACGATCAAGCTGTAATGGCTACAAAATATAACAACGAGTATTTTATTAAACATCGTAATGGTAATTGTAAATTTTTGAACGTACTTCAAGGAGAGAACCACGATCAAGCCGACGATTGGTACGAAAAGATGAAAGGATTCTGTGATCCTAAAATATATGGCGATAAAGCATTTAATGGCTGGGCTATGGGTGGTCAGAATATGTGCGATGTACACTTGGTCTTAAAGCGACTAGTGTCATTACGATTTGATGGCTTATTAGAAAAAGGTCAACAAGATTGGATGCACTTTTTAGGTACAAGTAAATTAGAATGGGCATTGTTGTTAACCGATATTCAACGTGCTGTAAGAAAATATCATAATGAAAATTTTACTATTAGTTTCGACTGTGCCAGTCCATTCTTAGCTACAGCCAATGGACAGATTTATGTATCTACCGAAATTCAAGATAGAAGTAAATGGTTATACAGAATGTTGCCTAGTGCCGATGACAAGAAGTATGCTACAGATACTAGAGAATTTATCGATGCTGTTAATCAAGATAATATTTTCAATGGTAGAACTTTTACAAATAGCCCAGTGATGGAA